TCATTGCCCTCGATGTGAATATACCTATCACGTTGTCAGCAGTTTGTATCTTGGACAGTCCACCTGATATGTGACTGTGATCAAACTCGATCTCTTCTACAGATGCCCTGTTCAACTGTGATGCTGTTGCCAACACACACTGTTTTTCCACAACCAAGTTTCTCAGTTCCTCACTCACGTACTTGTCTTTTATAAACAGATCCGCTGGTGATATTCTTTTGCTCTTTGGCATCATGAGATCCAAGTAGTCAATCAATATGCAGTCTATTTTCTTCTTGTTCTTAAGTTCTAGTTCTTTGAGATATGTTCTAACATCCAACACGTTGCTACCACTCGGCAAATATTTGATTTGCAAATTTCCCGACTTCTTGGCCAGCATCTTCACTTTCATTTCAACATTGTCTATTTCTGGAAACACTTTCTTTGTTGGGATATTTGTCATCATAGCATCCAATCTCATAGCAGTAAGTTGTTCACTTAACTCAAAAGATATGTAGCACACATTCAATCCTGCCTGTGCCCAGTTCACTGCAAGATTCTGCAAGAATAAACTTTTACCTGCACCCGATCCACCTGCAAAGATGTTTAGTTCACCTCTGTTGAAGCCACCAAACAGTTTCTTGTCAATGCTTGGCCATCCTGTGCTTACCTGTCCGTTGTTGTCTTTGAGTGCCTCAAGTCTTCCTTTTGGATCCTCAAAGTAGTCTGTACCAAGATCTCTCGTCAGTCCCACGTTCACTGCTTCCTTGACCATGTCCTCTACAGGGGCATAATCACCCTTCTCCAGCATGTCTGCCGATTGTAGTATTGCATGTTCAAGTGCCTTGTGCCTAGAAAATGTCTCAAATTCATCTAGTAGCCAATTGAAGTGGCTTGGATCTAGATCTTTTGCTGATTTTAATTTTACATCGTGTTTGGCGTTCACTTGCTCAACGTCAGGCATCACTTTGTATTCGTCCATGTAGTCTTTAACAAACTTGGCTATTGGTTGCAGTTTACGATCAAACGATTCTGGTTTGAATATATTCTGTGCCCTTGCAAACGATTCAGCATCCGCCAGAAGCATCTCTATATAAAGTTTTTGTACGTCAAATGTGTATTCAGCCATTTTTTACTCCACAAAACATTTTACAATATCTATTCGCTGATTTCAAGTTTTTTGTTGACTCATAGAATTCTTTTACCTCATTATTATTGAAAATGTCATCAATCGTGTTGTCTTTGATGTTGAACTTACCATCTCTTGCATTCCATATCGTTTTGGTTGACAGGTGATAGGGTGCTAGGTAACAGCACGGGTATATGTCACCGTGGCAGTCAATCAATGTCATTGCTGTGTTTGGCTTAAGACACTGTGGACGTATTGTACTACTAGTATCGTCGTCTGATATGCTCATGTTTTCCACTATGGAATTGTCAATAAAATTATCACTAGGAATCAGAGCCTCGTCAGAATCGCTTGAAAAATGCCTGTTATGTTTAATAACAACAAAGTTATCTATACCTAATTTTTCTGACAACTCTCTTGCCTCGTTGATTTGATTTTGATTATGTTTGAAAACAATATATTTCCATGTAGTTTTTATTTTAGATTTTCCAAATATTTCTAATGCGGGCATGATAGTATGCCATTTAGAATTTATTCTATAGATGTGATTGGTGTCCTCTAGTCCGTCAATGCTGAATATTAATTCGTCATCATCCGACAAGATAGACTCTAGTTCAGTCCAAAATGCTTTCCTCTTTCCACTACCGTTAGTTGTTAAGCCAATGCGTATCTTTTTTTCTTTTAATCTTTTCAACAATTCTAATATTCTTGAATGATAAATTGCGTCACCATACACACCTTCAATGTCAACGTATTCTGTTTTGTCACCTAAAAAATTACACAACTGGTCTATATCTATTTCGTCTACCTGTTTTTTTTTAGGAAATCTTTCTTTAAAAATTGTTCTAGCACATGACGAACATTCGATAACACATTTATTAGTTGGTTCTATGTGGAAGTTAACCATACATCTTTCTTTTAAGATCTATCTTCAATTTGTTTGACTCTGCTGTTTTCAATATTGATTGTAGCACAAATAGCCTCCCGTATTTTGCAACTGCATCAGCGACGTCGTTGACACCATCACCCCACTCGGGGAATGCCACACTCCATCCAAATTCTTTTGCTTGTCCTATTAGTTTTTCTCCCGGAGCATCTCTGTCTGGCACCACGATCACTCTTCTGCCCAAACCATCTATCAGCTCTCTTTGTGTATCATTTATCTCGGATCCCAGTATGCTTACACCAGAAATGGTAATTGCATCAAATGGGCCCTCGGTTACTATCACAAACTTCCTAGTCCAATCCTGTGCATCCATGTTGAACACATATCCTGGCTGTACATCTGTGTAATATTTTACTTTGTCTGATTGCTCAAACATCCTTCCTGTGAATCCAACAACGTCACCATGCCAGTAAAATGGTATCAGCAATCTTTGATGAACGTCCCATATGTTATCAGGTGAGTACATGAAGTCATACCAGTCAGCACCTATACCTCTGCTCTCTAGATACTTCAGTAGTCCGTCTATCTTCTTCCATTGTGGTTCTGTGAGATCATTTGCCACATACTTCTCTAGCCACACATCAAGTTTGTGTGCGTTCTTGGGCAAGGTCTTGTTTTTGAATGACACGAACTTTTTCTTCTCATACTTGACATCGCCCTCTTCCTCACGCATGGCCTCGATGGCCAACTTACGTATGGTGTCCTCAGGTATACCGATGTAACTCATGAACTGCCTCATCTTGTAGGTCAGTTTACGTCCTATGACATAACTGGCCTTGAATCCACAATTGAAACAATGGTAACTGACAGTGCCGTCTGCACTGTTCATCAGTCCCCCACGTTTCTTCTTGTCAGCGGTCTCACCATTGTGTACACAACAAGGTGCGTTGAAACTGATCCATCCGCTTGGTGTTTTCTTTCTGTTCGCAGGCAGGCCAGTCAGAATTGTATTCTGTATAAGATTCATATTCTATACTATTTTACTGTCTATATAGGATTTTGTCAATACGACCAGTGGTACCTGTGTCTCTTACCGCTTTGAATCTGACATTTTGGAACACACCTGTGAAGTTCAAAGTAGATACGCTTGATGAAGCACTCAAAGATGAACTGGTAATATCAAAATAGTCATTGTCTGTTGGACTTGTTGCAACCATGGTACCTTGTACCGTTACTGTACCTGTGAAATTTTTTGGATATATTGCTATTGTGTGAAGTGCTTGGTTATTGTTTATGCCCGGTCTGCCAGTTATTGCACCTGAGGTAAATGTATCACTTGACAATGTGAATGTAGATATTGATGTACTTGATACAAACTCTGGATATGCACCATCTAGTATCTCTACTGTGCCCGCGGCCGCGTATCCTGTGTCTGCATACGTTATCTCTCTGCTACCGTCTGATTTTACTTCTCTGACAGCAAAATTGTAAAATTTGGCTTCTAATGGTAATAAGTCGCCTTCCGTGATTGTGCAACTTGCGTCACCTTTTGTGCTGACTGTTGAACCATCGTCCAGTATGCTCAATGTCTTGGTCAAGACCGCTTTTTTGCTTTCGGAATCGATTAGATTGAACTCATACGTCTTGGAAGTAATGTCTTGTGCCTTCTGATCCTCGTTTTTGAACGTGAATGATATTGGATTTGACACCCCTCTGTGTAGTGTTAAACGTCTATCGTACACTTTTGAATTCCTCCCGTGGTAACCACTTACGTAGGCTATTACCAACTGTGATAGTAAATACCTTGAAACTGTTTGCATAGTACATATTTAACAGTATTTATGGATATAGAATGAATGAAATTTTTAACACATTAAGGGATAAATTTCCATTTCTCAGCCTTATCAGAAAGGGTGATTTGGAATTTGTGGGCATAGTGCAGAACGAGGACACAAGTGTCATCAGTTTCTATGACTATGGTAGGTTGATGTTACCACAGGATAAGATGAAGTTTCTCAAATGTGGAGAAATTTGGTGGCATGAATCTAACAGGAAACTGCCCATAAACATATTTCTCAAGGGAGACTTTCGTTACTTTAGGACCACGTTGGTTACTTTGAACAGTAAAGACATTGAGATAGTACATGGACCCACTGTGCGTTTATCTGAAATTTCAAAGAAAAGAGTCAAAAGAAAAACTATACAGTTAGTAAGACGTCCTATTTAATCTTCTTTTTTTCAGGAAGTATAGCACCTGTCGTAAGATAGTGTAATGTTAACGGACTATCTGGCTGATAACTGTCATGTTCTGAACGATATGAAGACTTGGATTTTTGTTTGGTTTTCTTGGAGATTTTTTTCTTAGGTTTTTGATGTTGCATCAAAACTATATTTAGCTCTACTGATCAAATTCATCTGGACAACGATTGCTTGGGCATATGCCACAGCGTGTGATTTCTTAAAGAAATAACTGCCATCCGTTGGCCTTGTCCAAACTTCTTTCATGATGTCTACCCAGTCTTTGTACATCAGGTTCCTCTTGGCAGGCCGTATTATGGCCAATACAGCCGCAAGTTGTTCTATAGTCCTCGGTTCTAGTTTGGACACTATGTTGAAATGGCCATTTAGGTGAAAAAGGTTTTCAACCACTTTTGGATCTTTTAACATATCCCAATCAGGTTCCTGTATCATCAGTTCTACAAGTTCCTGTTCTGATTTCACATCCTTGTAGATGTTTACATTAAGACAATCAATTTTAAAGTAACCCCTATCCTCTGCCTGTTTGTAATCCAATGATGCGTGACCTGTCACAGGATGCTCAGGAACAGCATGGAAGTACACTCCCGTCTTGTGTTTTTCTGACTTGCCTTCTTTTATCATTGATGCAGGCGTGTGCTTGAAAAGTTTTAGTACTCCGTCTCTGTCAAAAAAATCTATGTCTACGTCAGGCATTAGTGCATACTCCCTTTTCCCTTTTTGGCATGATCTATCATCTTATCACGTGATCCTGGTTGTAAAACTTCTAACACATCTAATAGTTTTTTGTATCCTTCTGTTTCTAAACGTCCTTTTTTCATGTCAGGCATTATTACTCTGCCTATTGATCCATCTTCTTTTATTATGACCGCACAATCTCCATCTTCAAATTCTAAGGTGTTAGTAATCTCAAGGTCTATCTTAGACAATTTTGGCCTCCTTTGCTGTTTCCTTCACTAGCATTAAATCTGCAGGATAGCTCTTCAACTTGCTTGGCCAGAAACTTGGGTTTATAAATCTCTCAATCATTTGTAGTTGTTCGTCGTTAAATGATTTTAACATCCTTTTGCCAGCATCGCAACCTAGCAACATCCATGGACTGATAGCACCCTGTTGTATATGTTGTACTGCCCTGTTGGTGTTGACAAGTCTAAAGTAATCACTCCATTGTGCATTCTGTTCATTGGCCCAGTCCATCATGGTTGCTATGCTACGTTGCAGTGCCGCCTCGACTGGTTCTGACTTCAAAGTTTCTATCAAGTATTCTTCGTAAAGATCGTCTCTGGCCCAGTGGTCCAGTTTTATTTTTGACCGTAGAACATATTCTATATATTTGTCTGGATATATTGGGTTAATGTGCATGATGTATCTACCAAATTTAACAAATGCGTTGTAGTAAGGACTTTTGACAAAATCATCATACGTTTTTTCTTTTGAATTGTGTTGATGTATCTGATAGAATCTCTGGAACACCATGAAAGCATTCACTACCCATTTTTCGTCTCGTTGCAGATATCTTCTTTTTGGTTCGCATAGATGTACTTGCAGTGTACGTTCCTTCGCAAACTCCTTGCCACAGTATGTGCATTTATTTGTCGATGCCATGTGCCTCTATTATTTCTTCTAGTTCTCTGTCAGTGATCACTTTATCTAGTGTCTCTAGGTCTGCTTCCTTCCAGGTTGGATATATCTGTTGTAGTTTTTTCAAACTCTTGTTTGGAACACGCTTCATTGGTTTGATCCATGGATGGAACTGTTGCGACAGTGCCCCACACATGGCGGTCAGTATCCATAGCAGTTTCTTGTGTTTGCCCAATGTAAAGCAGTGCTTGTTCACGCACTCATTAACCATTTCTACGTAGTGTTCAACAAAGAACTTATCTTTAGATGAAACATTAGAAACATATCTCATCAGCATGTACGGAGAGTACAATGATTTTTCTTTGTCGTCAACTCTGTCAAAGTAGTCTTTGTTTCTGAAATCAACTGCTTTGAGACCGTTTCTTAAATCAAAGAATTTTCTATTTTTTTCTGCTGGCATATTTTAGTGCAAACATTGTGCAATCTTTCGCTGTTGCAAATGTTAATTTTAGTTTCTTGCTCCTATGTTGTAAACCTGAAAATTGGAATTTGTGTTTCTTCATGAAGTCAAAGAAACTGAACATCCAGTCTTCATCCATCCACACAGCGATCTTGTTGCTGGTTATCATTATCGGTGCGTCGATTGTAATTGATTTCCTACCAGACCGAGCCATAATCCACCTGCTCACACTGTCTTGATATATCTTTTACAAAATAAGCACACATTGGTTGACGTCCGTTACTTAAAGGTACCGCCAGCATTTGGCCTGTTTTGATCTTTGGAAAATACCATTTGACTTCTGTGTATATGTCCACTATATCTATTGGCATGAAGTCAGGTTTTGCACTGGTTAATGGATTGAATGTAAAAGCATCAAACCCCCTGTCGTTAAGACTTGTGATTGGTAGCACATGCATCTCAGATTGTCCTGCCTCCCCTATCAGCATCTTCCAATCTAATGGCATCTTTATCTTGTGATTGCCTATTTGTAGAACAGCCGCCGGTGCATTAAAACTTTCAAGGAATATTAATGGAATGTAAAAGAAATCTGGATTAGCCGGATCGGAGTTATCTAAAACAGCAAATCTCAGATTTTCGTCAACCCATTCAGGAATTTTTTCCAAAGTATATGTTCTATTATCAAGTGTAAGGATTTTCATAATTTATCTTTTCTATATTATACGGGTAATTGGCCTCTTTGTAAAACTTTTTCCTTGCACCCAAGTGTCTTTTTGCAAACTTGCAACTGCTGGTAATATCCCAGATCTGTACACTGTCCTTGTCCTCTGCTTTCCTGATCCCACGTCCTATACTCTGTATGACCCTGACAAACGACTTGCCCGGTTCTATGAGAACAAGATTAAAAATCCTAGGAATATTAATACCAACAGCGGCAACTCCATATGTGGCGATAATAACTTTATTTGTTGCAGTAGATATTTCATCATATTGTTCCTTCCTGTCTGTGTTTTTAGTTGATCCGGACACGAACACTGCATCTTCAATTTGCTCCTCTAATATCTCTCCTGCGGAAATTCTATCCACAAGTATTAGTGTGTTGCCCGAACTTGATATGTCCTTGATTGTGTTGGCTACCCATTTCATCCTTGTCTTGTCTGTAGTGAGCCATTTTAATTCTTCTCCGTATGTTTTGAACTGTGGATGATCTTGTGTCTGTAACACATTCACATGACAGTTGGCCAACACGCCCTTGTCTTGCAATTCGCTTGCCTGTATCCTATTTGATACGTCACCTATGCTACATTTCAATCCCATAAATTCATAATCCGCTTTTGGTACTGTGCCTGTCAGTCCCCAACGTATGCCACAGTGTGCGAATGGTCCTGTTAATAATCTCTTCAACACATCTGCTTTGGCCATGTGCACCTCATCGATAATCACAGTGTTGATACCTTGTATTGCCTCCAAGAAATCTGTTGTGTGTTCGTCCTTGCTTTTCTTTTCTAATACATTCAAGGATTGCCATGTTGCTATCGTGTTGAACCTGCCCAATTCCTTCCTGTCACCGTAGTACACGCCTACATCCAAGTTACAGGCAAGGAAATCCTCTTCGGTCTGTGTGACAAGACTCTTGTTGGGCACGATAGTTAAGGTCCTACCATATGGCTCGACCAATTGGCACAAGGCCGCCGTTATTATGGTCTTACCCGCACCGGTGGCTATCTCTTGTATGCTCTGTGGATGTTCTATGAACTTGTTGATTGTTTCCACTTGATAGTCTCGCAATTCGATTGGCTGTCCCGCCGCGGGATGATTTTCTGGCCATGTTATGTGTGATAGATAATTTTTGTCTACTTGTTTGAATTCAAAGTTGTGTTTCTCTCTTTTATCCTCAACGTCTATGTACACACCGCCCTCGTCTAGTATAGGAATTATTTGGTCAACTAGATTTAGATATGTGGTACCACCCAACCCAAAAAATGATACCTTACCATCCCACCTGCCTAGTTTCACTGCTGGCAGATGTCTTGCATAAGGTATTTCGTATTTGAATTTGTTTGACAGTCTCTTACGCCATTCGAGGCTGAGGTTTTCAAACTTCACATTTACTTCGTCTTTTATTACTAGTTTACAACTGCTCATTATAATTTTTGTACTATATTATCATGCCAATCCCAACTGCTGGGTTGATGATCACTATAATACAACTTTTTTGGAAGATTTTCAAGTAATCTTTTAAGATTGTCTGTGCCGGTGGCATAGTATCCTCCTCCCAGTGCTATCAAAGATGCTTTTGGTTTTACCTTGCTCTTGATTAAGGCACGTGGTATTCTGTTACGTACGAATATTATTTTTGTGTTGTCGTCTATGAATTTAAACTGCTTACTCATTTGGTGTAATTCATATAGGTTTTCAAAAAACTCATGAGAACTATGACTATGGATCAACATCTTACGTTCGTTGAATTCGTCAATATCTTTTCTGTATATTGGTTCTTTCACGTCAAATCCCCAAGAGCATTGGTTCAATATATCGATACCATTCGACTCGAAGATCTTTAACCATTCCCAAAATTCCTTAATTTCTTTTTCTTCGTGAACGTCACTGGGGCATGGCATGACCAATGGAAAGGTGTCCAACTCAATCAATGCTCCAACCACTTCTTTTTTTGTATATAGGGTAGAGTTCAACCACAGTTTATGGTATGAATGGGTTGCTATTCGTCCAGCAAGTTTTGAATCTGTATCTATTGTGATTCCCTTAGTTGAAATACCAAAATTTTTCAAAGCATCTACTTGTTGGATCAAAGGACGATTAGAAATATTTTCTGCCCAATATTCGGACAGTGATTCGGAAGCGTGTTCTATAACTATTTTGTCTCCGCTGAGTCTAGCACTTGGTTGTCGATACCCCAATACTTCTTTTCTGACAGCATCAAAATCATCTAACAGTTCTGGAGTTAAAAATTTAAAATCATAGCGAACTGCTATCAAGGTAAGATAATACGCTGTGATGTCAGTATGTAAAAAGGTCCATTTCTTATCCTCGCCTGCATACAAGGCATACATGCCAGGCAGGTTACGTCTGTCTTTGAGACAACGTATCAGTTGTATTATTTTTTTGTTGTAAGGAAATTTTAATTCAATCTTGTCAATGCCGTCCTCATCTGTGTACTTCTCTATCACCTTGTCAAAACTGATTACTCTAAATTCATCTTCATATTTTGGATTGTCAAGCAAAGATTTTATGTCCATACCGTATGCTTGGAATTTGGTAAGATATCTTTTCAGTATCACCAATGCTAGTCTGGCCTGTTTTTCTGTCCAGGCATATTGTGACTCTGCCAACGATTTGACGGTTTCTTGGTCTTTGGGGTGTGGCTTGATTACGGCTGTAGAACCTATCATTGATGGATTTACCCAAAAAATATCATTATATGCTAGTATTTTAAGTGCTTCGTTAATTGTTTTTGGCAAATCTGTGTGCATATTAGTCATGATATTTTAGGTAATTATTAGTATATTATAGCATATTTGGTAATATAGTCAACCATGAAAAAGTACAAAAATAAAAGTGTTAATGTTAGAAAACAACTTAAAGTAAAGTTGGAAAATACTGCCACTAGGTATAAAAACAAAGTTGGTTTCAGACCCACGGAGCAACAAGCCTATCATTGGTTTGGTGTAATAAACAGAGGATTGTTTAATAGTAGATTACCAAGAGTTCCAATTCATATTAAAAAATTACACAAGGATTGGGGCAGATGCGTAGCCGATTGGGATAATAGAAAATGCAGAAAAGGTACTTTTGATCAAAGAATTATTCCTTACGATAAAACAGAAGTGTTTCATTACATTGAAATTCATTGCAAGTTTCCTACTTGGAAAGATTTTATTGAGACTCTTGCACACGAAATGGTACATCTTTATCAGATGTCTTGGCTGAAAGACCCTTATTCTAATCACAATGCAAATTTCTTTGCATGGAGAAGCAAATTTAAACTAGCAGGCCTAGGCCTATCAAGGTGTTAGTACCTTCTCAAATTCAGCATAACTGATAACTCGACTGTTGCCAAGATCGGTTCCTGTCTGTAGGTAATTTAGAAAATCGGGTGGATTGTCATGCACCACGGTATAGTTCACGTAAGGTCTCATCTTCAGCATGTCTCTGAACTGTTTCAACCATCCTTCAAATATTTTGTCATCGTCCCGTTCACCATAACAATCTGTTCCTTGATATATGTTGTTTAGTTCTCCCTTGCCGTACTCTCTGAAATCAAATCCTACCAGGTAGATGTTTTTGTGTCCATGTACACCCGCAGTCCAGAAAGCGGCATTGCCTGATATCCAGTGTGGGTTGTGTGGTATGAGATGTATCATGCCCTTGCTCTGTTTCCTGTTGACTTCCAGTGCTGGCCCGTAGTGTACAGTCTTTAGACCCACTTCATCCTCCACCATCTGCATGGACATCTTGGTGTCCACGGAGAATATGAAGTCCGGCAGGAAATCCCTGTAAAGTGCATTACACCCATAAGTCTGTCCAGTGGCTTTTAGTTTTGTAAGATCAAATCCGTTACGTGAAGGACCATTGCCTATAACATAAGCGTTGCCTCGAGGCACCGCTTTGACTTTGTCTTCATAAAATCGGATGTCTCGGAAACGTTTGCCTTGCTTGATAGTGGTATTCACACAGACATTTTCACCGGTATATGGCTCCCATTCGATTGGAAGTATTTGGTTTCTCTGTCCTATATTGATAGTTTTCATTTCAAATATCTCTCCACAAGTCTTGCTTTGATTCTATTCCAAGGCAATCCTTGTTCTATCTCGTCTTCAAACCATTCTGTATATGCTAGTTTATTTGCCCAGTTAAATCTGTTTGGCATGGCGGGGGTGTTGATGTCTGATAACTTTATATTCCCAACATCATGACATAGGCTGGATTCCGAAACAAACACAGGTATTCCTTTTATTACTGCTTCCATGGCCGGGTTACTTGAATGATTGATTACTGCCCATGTCCTTTCCAAAGTTGCTTTAAAATCTGTGTCGTCGTAGGTTCTAAAATCTCTCTTGGGCAATCTTACTTTTACATTGTCAAATTTTTTTTCATCAAATGAAACAATGTTACGAGGATGTGGTCTTACCAATATGGGTCTGGTAGTGTACTTACGTATTTCGTGTATCTGTCGTTCAAACCATTGTGACATCCTAGGAAGTCCTTTCCATTGCTCAGATGCATCGTGTTGTCCGCACATCACAATTAGATCACCTGTTGGATTCCATGGCCGCAATTCGTGTTTGAACAAAGGCCAACGTGTGTCATCAAATGTTTGATTGGCAAAGTCCGCGTCTCTGTTGATGCCATTTATTCCTATCTTGAAACTGAGATTCCTACGCAGTCCTCCTACCTCTATAACAATAACTGGCTTGCCTGCGTTCCGGTATCTCTGCCATATGCTCCTATAACTCTGCATACGTCCCCGCCAAAGTACACTCCATATGACTGCAACGTCTCCGTTGGTCTCTTTGTCGACATGTACTTCGTCACCTGAGTCCTGCATGGACTTTATAAATTTTTGAAATATGTTTTTGCTGTTCAAAGGCCCAAATTTAGGCCACGCTTCTATTCTCATCAGTTACCCTGTGTGCCTTTGGCCACCTTGCTTACAATATCGTCTGCTTGTTTCGGATCAAACTTTACCCCGCCAAATGGATCATAGTTCTCAACGTTCTTCCAATAATCTTCGTTCCTGTCTCCCCGCAGATCACTTTTACTACTTTTACCCAGCACCTTTCTTTTGCCCTTCATGTGATCCACATATGCTCCCAACACGCTGTTGATGAACACATGATGCCCTTTGGCGCCAGCACCTTTGCCTATGTCCACCCCGTCGTTGCGTGCCACACGTTTAACACACTGCCAGAACAGGTAACTGTCATGCCATTCCAACTCTTTGAATATAGTGTCTTTGATGTAGAGATCTGTCCAGTACCGCATGAACTCTGTAATTTTTGGATGCTTCTTGTTGTAGCATACCCATCCGCATTCGGGATACTTTTCGCCTCTGCCCAGGAAGTTCACGAGCTTGTCTTGGGGCAGTAGCCCTGTGACGAACTCTGTTGTGATTGGCCTGAATGTGTATGTGTCAGCATCTAGCCACAGAACGTAGTCTGTGTTGATTGTTTTTATTGCATGATCCACTGCAAAGGTCTTGTGTGCGAATCTCACAGCGTCCCATAGGTAAGAACCCTTACCTTTATCATTTTTCCCTGCGTTGGGATCTCGCCTTACACCACCTGGTATCTCATCCACTTCGCCGTTGGCCACAGGATCGTTCTTGTGTCTCTGTTTGAATTTGACCAGTTCAGGATTGGCGTCTTCTATGTTTATGAATTTGATCTTTGGATGTTCTAGTGTTGGCTTCTCACCCTCGTGATATGCATACAGGGTAACATCGTCGGGCCAGAATTGAATATGGCTCTCCAACATCCTTTTAGCATAGGCTGTCCATCTGTTTGGTGGGAAGGTCGTAACAACAGATAATGATGTCATCATAGACCTAGCCTTTGTTTGAATCTTTTGTACACTGTTCCGTCCCTTATTTCTTGTATGCTCCATAATTTGTAACCCAGATCATTTACCCACTGTGTCCTATCAGGTGTCTTGGGTGTTTCGATGTCGTTAAGATCCTTGTTACACACGTCCCAACACAGTGCAAGATCTGATGTGCAGAAAGTCGGTATCCCCCTTATGCAACTGTCAACACTGGCAGTGGAGTTGTGCGTTACCACAGCATGTGCATTCGCAATCGCTTCCTGGAAATGGAATCTGTAAAATTTCTTCTCATCTCCTGCAAAGTGTTGTTGTGTGTATTGCAGTTCCACGTCCTCTGGCAAGTCGCCTTTACGTGCCACAATGGATGCGACATGATTTGGATGCGGACGGACTATGAATTTTCTACCCGTGGCAGGTCTTAATTTTTCGTAAACCCCATTGAACCATTCTATGGGATCTAACTCGTTCATGCTCCAGTTGTCCTTGGGTTGCAGTACAAATATTATGGGATCGTCTTGGTCGGACTTACGCCATGGTTCGTACTTGACCTTGAATTTTTTCACCATCATTTCCCAACGATCGCTTGGACTGTTGTCAGATAGGAAGTCGCCGTCGTTCATTGGCGTGTACAACGAAACCCTGAAATGATGATCGGGTGATGTTGACACGTTGCCAAAACTGGATAGTAGTCCTCCATCAAATGTTATCAGCGGAATTTTTTTGTCTCTGCAATTATTTGCAAGTTCCCTACGTCTACCTTTGGTGTGATGCATCTGCTTGTCACCGCCATATCCAAACATGGCCGCCATGGGTGCAGTGGGTGTCATCTCACCTTCCACGGTTGGTCCGGACCGGTTCTCATTTACTATCACCGCTTCATCGCCCGCGGCCTCTATGCCTTCTTTGAGATGGTAGAGCAATTCGTAACTGTTGCCACGTTTACGATCCTTTACCGTCCTTCTGAATATCTCAACTTTCATTTAACATCCTCCATGCTGTGCCGTTGGCCATTTCTTGTAGTGTCCAATTATTATACGCTAGACTTGAGAATAATGCAATTCTGTCTCCGTATTTAGGTGTTTCTATCTTGCTGAAATCTGTTTCAGATATTGGCGCCGCCGCACTGTTGTTGGGATCACAGAACACAGGAACACCATTTGTGAGGCTGGCTACCATGGTGTTAGAATTGTAGGTCACTGTTGCATGGTAATCGTCCCAATTTATATTTCCCTTGTGTACAGTGGGCCTGTCTACTTTTACCGTTGCACCAACATGATCGATTTTGATTGTGGGATTGTATGGTTTTTCCCTTACATCTATTTCTCTGTCTGTGTTTTGCTCCAGTGTCTTTAATGTGTTGTTCAACCAGTCAGTGGCACCAAAGAAGTTTGCTATTGCATTTGTTGGTGGCAGGACAAGAATTTTTCTGCCCTTGTTCCAAGGTCTGATGTCTTGTTTGAAATGTTTTTCATATCTGTCTGTTGGCCTCTGTTGGAGTATGTTCTGACAGTGTTTGTTCTTGGTTATACGTAACCAGTGTGGACTGTCGTGTGCATTCGTGAAATACCCATGATCCATGAAATAGAAATCCCTGTGTTCCTTCTCGCACCATTTGTACACCTCACCAGACCCCGCCAGTATGCCGTACATGGCCAGATTCTCTTCAGGTAATGATTTCAAATCTCTGAATTGGTACACCTTTCCTTGGCCTGATCCACGAACGAAAGCATCAACGTAACGCTGTGTCCGTGGTTTGGTCGTGTGTATTCCTGACAACATTATTTTCTATTTTCCTTCACTTCAAACATCTTACGGTTGGCCGTCCTATTGAATTCTGCAATTATGTTCACACTCCTCCTGTGTAGCACTGCGTCTTTCCTGGCGGATACGCTGTGTACACACCTTGTTGAGTTGTTACAGAATACAACCAGTGTGTTTGCTTTGTAGGGAATTGTCTTTACAATTTTACCTGCCTTCTCATGCACTTCTCTACCGCCGTTTTTATTCACTTCTGAAATGATATCATGTGTTTCGTGTATTTGGAATTCTCCACCCGTGCTTTGATCCTCCTTGTATGGCATGTAAAGTAAAGCCGCGTATATCTCTCTTGGGTTGTCTATGTGTGCTGTCCTTGAACTGTAGTTAATAGGCTTGTGCATCACTGTCTGACAGTCTGTTCCTATCTTGTCATGGCCTGTATCCCACCCCCTTGGACTTAATGTTAGATCTTCCACGTGGGGGACCAAATCGCCAAACACTTTGGTCATTTGTTTGTAAAATTCCATTGATGTATGGTATTCGGTAAATTCTTTCCATAGATTGGAAACTTTTTTAGGTTTCAACATCTCGTCTGCTTTTAACCTATAACATATACCTGAATCAAATGGTTCCGTAGACAGCAGTTGCTCTTTTGGCCATTCCTTCTCTAATTGTTCGTACACTTCCTGAGGTAATGCATCCTCGATCACAAAATGTGGATAAGGTGCTAGTATTAATTTAGGCTTTTTCTGTAATATCGAAAGGTTCATTCTAGATGCTCCATTATCTCTGGAATGTTAATCTTGAAGTTTATCATGTCACTGAATCTTTTGACACCTTGTGCCTTTGCTCCGTTTTCTCTAGGTACTGGCACTATGTCTGCTAGATATAATTTGTGTTCTAAATTTAAATTGTGCGACAACAATGGATACACTTTCTTGTGTAACATGTTTCTGTCCTGGACCTCAATAACTTTTGTTCCGGGCTGGCACCACAATAGATTGACCATGCCTGCTCCGTGTGCCGCAAGTACATGTGATGCCTCGGCAAAGGTCTTTATTTGGTCCTTTATACTTAGATTCTCCAGAGCGACAGTTTCCCAGCCTTTCAGTTTCAACAATAATTCGTCTGAGTTAACTATTCTCCTAGTTTTGGCCCCAGGTCTCAGCACGAATATTTTCCTATGAGGTTTTACTCCTTCAATGTTGGTCAACCCTTTGAAATGTCGCAACCACGGGGCAAGTGCTGGAGTCGTGATCCCATCTCTGACATTGCTCATGCTTGGTACTATTAGATGTTTGAATTGCCATGTTTCTCCTTTGGGCATTGTAACTATTTTTACATCTGGAAAAAGTTCTTTACATACTTTTTCAAAATATGGACTATGGTTGGCTAGCACAAAGCAATATCTAGCAAAGTTTGTTGACCATCTTTTCTCCAACAATCTAAACTTGGATATAACATCAATCCAGATGTGCCATGGATTTCCTTTGCTGTCATCGTCTATAGGCAACCATACATAGGTTCCAGTTTCATGAAAGAATTCTGTAACTGGCGGCAGTATCACATCCACATTGTCATCCCACTTGGTCCAGAGCTTGTGGCTCTTGTGTGGTTTGTGTCTACTCCTGTGTGTAAGTTTCCATACGTGTTCTGTGATTAATTTATTTTCTCTGGTCAACAACAGTGGGCAAGTATGCACTTTGCAATTATGGAACTCGGCCACGAATGTTGGTAAACTTGTAAAGTGTGGGTCTATAGAGTCATGGTAGGGCACAGTGTAATTGTATTCCGGGTCCACAGTCTCCCAACGGTCGAGGAAATATTTCAGCGAATTTATGTTTTTGGATAACATTTAATTAATAATTATGTTATAATACACTATTATGATATTATTCTCAAACGGTTGCAGTTTCCTAACTCCCAGACCCAAGGACGGTGTGGACACTTTTACCAGTAAAATTATCGCCGAAAAGTATGGTATGGAACTTGCCAACATAGCGATGGGAGGCCGGGGAAATACAAGAGTAAGTTTCTCATCAAAGGTATGGCTTGAACAAAATCAAGACAAAGATGTGTTTGCTGTTATAGGTTGGTCCAGTTCAGTCAGGAACGACTACGTAACAGATGATGGATGGAAGAAAGGACGAATACCCGGGACAGACCTCACTTGGCGTACTTGGAAGACATTGGACAATGTAAGTTTTATCAGGAGCCACAAAGGGTGGGATATTGAAAATAATTTAGCAATGAATTTTTTAGAAAATGTTTTTGACCTACAAAATTATTTTGAACGTAAGCGAATACCTTATGTGATGTACAATTCCTTACCCAACGATTTTGGTAATGGCACGGCAGACTTTGAAATCATCAGGAACGCGATAAACATGGATAGGTTCTTCAGTCCAACAGTTAGTCATTTAGAATTCGTAATGGACAATAACTTGATAGTGAGTCCAAATGATCCACATCCATCGGCAGAAGGACACCAACAATGGGCAACACAACTAACGGAATTTATAGATGCTAACGATCTACGCACCATTTAGAAATAAGAAAAGCAAGGCATGGGAGGTGTTCAACGGTGTAGAGAAGTCGTGGCCAGATCAGATTACGAAGTTAGACAATGCTGTGGAAACGGATCCTGTGACCAACAGCATGTTTTGGGGGTTTGTCGGCAACAACAGGGAGATGGTCAAGAAGTTGGAAGCACGTAATCACAACTACTGGTTCACAGACACACCTTACTTTGGAAGATTTGATAACAACAACCTGAAACCTTACAATCATTATTGGCGTGTGTGCAAGAATGCCATTCACGTTCCTTACATCAAAAATTGCAAGGCCGATAGATTTGAAAAGTTTGGAATGAAGATCAAGGCACCTAATTTTGCTGGCAAGTATATTTTAGTTTGTCCTAGTAGTGCAGGCATACACAATTATTTAGACAGACCTAACTGGACTAACGAGACCATCGAACAGATCAAGAGATACACAGACAGACCAATCCGACTTCGACACAAGCCTAGGGGCAGGGGTACATCAGGACCAAGTGAGGCAACAGTACCCCTATCCGAGGACCTCAAGGAGGCATGGTGTGTGGTCACAAGTTGTAGTATTGCGGCAGTGGAGGCCATGTGTGAGGGCATACCTGTGTTCTGTGACAACAAGAGTTTTGCTGTAGATGTTGGCAATGTTGAATTGTCAGATATTGAGGATCCCTACTACGGCGGACCTGAACCTTGGTTGTACAGCCTAGCCTACCAACAGTTCACACCGGAAGAATTAGAGAACGGTACGGCAGTTGAGATATTAATGGACAAGGGAATATTGTGAAGATAGAAAAATTGAGTGGAGGCTTATGGGTACCGTCCGCAGACGCCCAGATAGAACAATGGCGCGAAGCAGGAAATCCTCACGTGCAGGACACCTGTCTCAATAAATTGCTCGATTGGTGTAAGATACAGAATAAGAAATTCAATCTCATAGTTGATGTGGGAGCATGGTGTGGAACTTGGTCCATAGCAATGCAACAGTATGCAAAGAACATTCATTGTTATGAGCCTAACAAGTTGCACTATGAATGTCTCTCAAGAAATGCAAGTACACACGGTCATGTGAGATTGTATAATCAAGCGTTAGGTAATGAGGACGGGTTTATAAAATTGACCGAGGAAAGTGCCACACAAAACACTAGGGTGTTGTTGGAAAAAGGTGAAACAAAGATCAATAAGTTAGATTCTTTAGATTTACAAGGGGTGGATTTCATAAAGATAGATGTTGAAGGTTTGGAGATGGAAGTGCTCAAGGGTGCGGAAAAAACTCTACAAAATGTTGAATACTTGATGATTGAGTTGAACGGCAACAGTGAGAAATACGGTAGCAGTAAGAAAGATATCAAAGAGCATTTGAAATCCTTGGGATTCAAAGTCTTGATCAAAACTTGGCCAGATATAATCTATTACAAAGCATGATGTACCAATATTTGAAAGAACTTAAATCCAAACAAGAGTTCATGCCTTTGAGGATACTAGATATAGGTGCGTGGAATGGATTCTGGACCAAAAACGTCAAACCTATCTGGCCCGATGCTCATTACACCTGCATTGAAGCAGGACAAAAACACGAGAAAAGATTAAAAGAAGTGGCAGACGATTATCATATTGCCGTGCTTGGAGACAGTGACAGGGAAATAAAAATGTACCTGCGTGAAATTGACAAAGGAAATAGGAAGAAGGTCACATACACAAAAGGCTCAACAGTGTTTGGTATTTTCAAAGACTATGAGATCAGGCAGATGAAAACATTGGACCAATTAGTAGGTAAGGATGCCCAGTATGATTTGATCAAACAAGATGTTCAGGGTGCTGAGATAATG